TGCCAACAAAGTCAACAAATGGAGTATTTCGAAGGTTAGTTGAATCAGTCAAAAGTAAACGAATTTCTTGGCTGATCATTTTGGAAAGTCGGAGATCCTCAGTTGGATTCGACAGATTTCTTTGGGTAATTGTCATTTTAAACACCTAAATAGTAAAAAGGTTTTGTGGATTGGATTGGTTTGGTGTGGACTTCTGCTGTTTCGGGTGCGACCCTTCCACTATCAAGCTGTGTTTGTATATATTCTAAACGGTATATTCAGGTTATGCAAGTTGAAAAAAAAACCCCACTGAAGACAGCGGGGAAAGGGAGGCACAACCTTTTTTTTTGGGGATCGATTACAAAGATACTACAATCTCAGCACCAGACACATTGATGACTGATTTCACTTTGACATTGTTTGCATCTACCAACTGAACTTCACATTGAACCAAGTTGCCACTGCTGTCATAACAAGACACATGAACAATCTTTTCACCAAGTGCATGGTTCAAAGTTGCAAAGGTATTTGCAGTCAGGTTCTGTGGTGCAAAAGTTTTGCGGAATGAAGACTTAGCTACCAATACTTGACCACTGGTGACTGTTGCCATGTTACCAGCTGCAGGATCAGCAGTGATTGCTGCTTGTGCTCTGGCTGTGGTGAAGTACAAGTTGGATGAACCTTCAGAGATTACATCAGTGTCAGCAGTCAAGCTGATTTGACCATTTCCAGAGTTGTATGCAAGTCCAGAACCTGTAACACTGACAGCTGCACGAGCACGAGCATCAGTGAAATACAAGTTAGAGCCTTCAGATACATTTGAAGTGCTTGCATTCAAAGAATATGTTCCATCAGCATATGAAAGACCAGTTCCAGCAGCAAATTGTGCAAATACTGATGAAGCCTTGACTTTCATTTGACCATTGCTGTTGTCATATTCAAGCAACTGAACATCAGGACCAGAAACAGAACCCAAAGAGATTGCAGCGCGTGAACGAGCATCAGTGAAGTACAAGTTTCCAGATTCAGAAACCATTGAACTGTTCATTGCCAAAGTGATGACACCAGTTCCACTGTTGTATGAGATTCCAGAACCTGAAACTGAAACTGCAGCACGAGCACGAGCATCAGTGAAGTACAAGTTGGATGAACCTTCAGAGATACCATCAGAATCAACATTCAATGAATATGTTCCATTGCTGGCATCATAAGCAAGACCAGAACCAGCAGCAAACAAGCCACGAATTTCACCTTGATCAGCAGTGAACTCACCAGTTCCACTGTTGTAATTGATACCTGCAGAAGCAGACAAAGCACCACGCACTTCAGCAGCTGTGACATCTCCACCTTCAATCTCTGCCCAGTCAGCATCAGTTCCAGCAGTTCCACCATTGTGAATGAATGTTTGAGCACGGCCTGAAACACCAGTCAAAATGATGATGTCGCCTTCTTGCTTTTCATCACCACTTGTATAGTTAGCAGAGATCCAGTTGGCCAATGAAGTTTGAGTGGTATCAACAGCAACATCAGTGATGGTCAATGGCTTCAGTTTAAGTTTTTTGACTCCACCTTCAGTCACAAGTTCAGCATAGTTGGCTGAATCAGTAGCGATTCCAACAACACTGTTTGTTTCAAGGTAGGATTTAGTTACGGCATGATTGTCAGCTGAAGGAGCTTGGTTCAGTTGAACAACACCTTCAAAGACATTTGTGGGAGCAAGAAATTGCATGATTTATTTTCCTGTGTAGGGAGTGTATGAGATTGTGTCCAAGTGGACTGTTGGTATCTTATCTGATGAACACTGAACCGGTGGTTGCATTTGCGAAACTCACCACCAGTTGATTCACAGAAACATGTTCCACATCAGCAATCACAAGTTCATTATTAATCAGCACCTGAACATTTGGAATATATCCAAGATTGTGATTGATGGTGACCTGTGTGGAGTTTGTGAAAGTGTGTTCCTTCGGCCTTGAAGGAAAGAAGACTGATTGTGCCATGTTTGCCCCTTGTTATTCTTCTTCAATAATGATTGTGACATCTGCTGAAGCTGCAGATTTGGTTGCCACTTGGAAGGTGTGGTGTTGATTTGTTCCACGGCCCCTTTTGATTTGCAGGTATCCAGCAGTTTGAATGAATGCTTTGCCAACTCCACTGGTTGAACCGCCTTCAGTCCCTTCAAATGAAATATACACATCAGCAGTTTCACAACCAACAGTGATTGTTCTTCCTTTTGGTGGAATGGTTACATCTGTCCAGGTCTGAACTGCACTGAAGTTCTTGATAATTGGAAAGGTGCTGACTGATTGATAATTTTGTGCCATTATCTACCTCTACTAGGCCAAGCCTTTCTGATTGCATCTCTGTTTGCCTTGTAGAACTCAAAATCATCAGCACCACGGTTCAGAATGTTGCTGGATTGGACCGGTGCTGGAGATGTTCCAGTGTTTGTCTTGGGTGCAATCAATGCTGGTTGTTCTGCAACTGGTTCTGCTGGTGCAACTGGTTCTGCATCAGTGGCAGTTGGTGCAGCTGCTGTTTCAGTTTGGAGATGGTGTCTCAATGTGACTGGTGCTTTTGATGGATCCGCCTTCATTGCTGCCAACCATTCATTCAATGCAGGTGCTTTGGCATCTCCTTTGGTGGCCTTCTCATATTGCCATTCAACCAGTTCACGCACTTCAGCATCCACAATACCCAAATCAGCCATTGCAGTATGTCTGGAATAACGATTGTTGGCAGAATCCAGTTCGCCTTCCAACTCCTGGACCCGTGTTGACAGTTTCTGAATCTTTTCCAGTTCTCCACTTTGATTGTCAAACTGTTCTTGAATCGCATTTGCAGCTTCTTCAGCTTGGATTGCTCGTGCTGACAGTTTCTGGATTCTGTCTTTGAATGCATTTTCAATGTCTGCTTTCAAAACAAATGTCTGTCCTTCATGTTCTATTGTTTTCATTTTGTGCCTCTTTTGCTCTTTGTTGTTGGTGGTTAATATAATCCTTGAATATGTCTAGTGCGACTGGTTTGTTATCCCATTCCATTTCATCCACAATCTCCATGAAATCTTTCAGTGTCCAGAATGGCAACCAATGGTCATACAATCTCATCATCTTTTGTGTGTTTGGGTGACTGAACTCATATTGACAATGTGGATGCACAATCCTGATGGTTTCCACCAGACAAATGTTGTGCATGGTTGACAACCATTCCACCTTTGCTGTCAATGGATCAAGACTGCTGCGACATTGCTGGCATATGAGTGCAGGCATCATGTGAACTCCGCTCGTTCTCTGCGAATCTGCAACAGGTATTCTCTGGCTTCTTTTGGATCCATGTCATCATACATCATCATGACTGCTGTAACTGGAGAGATCAAACCGGCCTGCATCTTTGCAATGATGTCTTCTCGCTGCGCTTGCATCTCAGTTGGTGTCAGTGGCATGCTGTGGTATGAAACACGATACCCATCTTCTGGAAGATTGGTGCCAAGAAATCTATTGGATAACATTGCAGTTTTGGCAAGCAACTCTTCATCAGCCATCCGGAATACTGGAGCAAACTTCTTCTGCGCTTCACGTTGGCCAGCTTTAGAAACTGACAAACTGTATCCACTGCGCGGATCTCCATTTGATCTTGACAGTTCTGCAGGAGACAAACCAGCAGCCATTGCAACGCGCATTTCATATTTTGCAATAGATTCCAACAAATCATGTGGATCAGTTGCAATGCCAAATGAACCAACCATTGGTTGACCCTGCGCATCAGGATCTTGGGTGAACACCAAAATGCTGGAAGGGTCTGTGGAGATGGATGCACGCCTTGCAACACTGTTCTGATCAATCTGAGACAAACCAGCCAAAGTCAATCCGGCTACATATTTCTGACTCCAGGATGCTGACTTCACCAAATGTGTCCACATGGAATACAGCACTGCAGAAGTAAGTGAACCATAAACCATTTGACTTCCAAAATATGGATCCCATAAATACCCAGTCTTTTCTGCATGGTACATGACTATTGGAATGAATGGTGTGTTGTCTGCATCTCTGTATGGATAGTCTGCACCTTGATGCGTTGGATGGCCCATGTACATTTCTGATACATCAGCTCCAAGTGTGCCATCTTGATTGATTTCAAACATTCCAAATGATGGATTGTCCATATCTCGTATATCCATCACATCAGCAACCCAAACATATCCTTGGGATGATTTGCGCAATCTGTATTCTTGATAAAACACTGGAACATCTGGTTGATCTGGATGCGCTTCACAATACACCATATCTGGAGTCACCAATCTATATTGAATACCTGGAACGCGTGCTGGTGTGTTTTGGGTGTGTGGATTCACATCAATTCTAATGATGGATTCACGCAATCCAATGACCATCTGTTGTGCGCGCTGCATCAGTTGCCACAATCCAGCTTTAGTCACCAGTCCTTCACGGCCAACCAATGGATCCACTTCACCATTCATGTTTGTGACTGCAGGATTCTCATGGTACAGAACTGCAAGCTGTCGTGTGATTTGTTCAAATGGATTTGAACTCATGTCTGCTGGTCCCCAGGCTTCGCGCCTGTCTGCTGGGAGATGTCTGGAAAGTTCATCTTCTAAGTCTTGTTCCCACGCTCCCAGAATCATGCGCCTGCGCAATCCTGTGTGGTCCCATCTGGCCTGCTCTCCTGCATTCAGTGCAAGTGGTTTCATTGGTTTATCATTGTACATATTTTAGAACCTCAAATGACTTGGAATGTTGGTGAATCTTTGATTCTCAATAACTGGAGTGACACAGTAGCGCAATGCATCGACACAATGGCCCCACTCATCACGACTCCTGGCACTTTGATTCTTCTTCATGGTCCATCTCTGAATGGATTGGATTGTGCGGTTGCACTTTGGGTGAATAAAAAACTGTTTCCGGGCCATGATTGAATGAATCATTGCACTGCCATAATATACACTATATCTTGGCTTCTTGATAGTGCGTATCCTGAAGGGTAATTGTGGCATTCTTAAAATGTTTTCGAAGGAGCGCATCAACAAACTGTTTGACATCTTTCCAGAACCATTCTTGCCACTCCCAAAATGCACATTGTCACCAGTCCACAAACATTGTGCAGGTTGTACATTGTTTCTTGCACACATTTCCAATATTGCTCTGGCATGTGCTTCAGGTGGTGCAGCTCCAGATATGTATTCATCAAGCACATACACCCACGGATCCTGTGGATTGGCAACATTGACTGCAGACAGCAATGCAATCTGTGTGTTTGGCTGTGAACCGTGATCAATACCAATGGCCATTGAATAATTTGCCGGTGGTGGTGGAATACTGGAAATCATGGATTCTTCAAAGCAATCAAACACCCTTCCTTCAGGGATCCCAATTACAAAGTCTCCATTCAAGCGCGCATTTCTGTCAATCGGCAAATATGTTTGGCTGATT